CCGGCTCCAGCACGGCGCAGTGCGCGAGATTGCCTTCGAGCTGGCCCGACTTCGTCACCGGCGCCGGCCGGTTCGGATCGCGATGGCGCGCATAGAAGATCGCCGGCGACAGGTCGAGCGTGTCGAGCTGCGACTTCGATACCTCTGGCATCGCGTGGTACTCGTCGATGTTCAGATAGTTGTGGATCACGTCGCACTCCGGTGCACCGGTTGTTCCGCACGCTCAAACAGCGAAGGCGTCGCGAAGTAGAGAATCAGACACGCCATTAGCGTGCCGAGGATCATGGCGAGGACCGGACGTTCGTCGAGGTAGTCGGATAAGCGGCGGATCACGCGAGACCTCGCACAGCGCAGTGGTTGAAGTGCTTTGCGATGTACGACGGCACCCATGCACTACTGATCCGCACCCGCGGCTCCACGCCGCGACGAACCAGAGCAGCCTTTGCAGCCTCCTGACGCCGTTCAGTGCGGGCGCACAGCGCCTGGTATTCCGAGTCCACCAGTTCGGCGCGCGAGAGCTTTACGCCGGTGCGCACGTGGCGCAGGTCGAGGTTCTTAACCATGTAAGCCTCCGAAGATCGCAAGAAAGCGCTCGCCGAAAAACACGAGCATCAGCAGCGCGAAGAAAAAGAAGCCGGCGACGAAGCACTGCGCGCCGATGATCACGTCAGCGTCGACCAGGTCAGCCAGCGTCGGCTGATCGCGCCGGGCGCGGTACTGGCGACGGCGGTAGAGGGTCGTCATCACGCTGCACCCCGCACAAACGCGCAGCAGCACAGTGCGAGGAAGCCCCAGAGCAGGAATAGGATGGCGATGCCGCTCATGATTGGCTCCGGGCGCGGAGCATGGCGTCGGCAAGTCCATACGCATCAACTGCGATCAGATCTGGCGTCGAATTGTTGTGGTAACTGCCACGACGTTCATCGCCGGGGTAGGACAACATTCCTGAGAGCGCCTTTCCAGCAAACCAGTCACGCAGCGTCATTCCGCCAGAAGCCAATACGACATACCCGTTTTGCGTGTACTGCAAAACTGGGAAAGCGTGGCCGCCGTCTTTGATCTCGCTCATTGCTGTCTCCGCATTGACGCATTGCTGTGCGAATGAAGTCTTGAACGTGTCCCAGTCGCTCATTGCAGTGCTCCCGTAATTTGTGCGTTCTGAAGCTCTGACATGTGCATTGCCGCACGCAGATCCGCGGCCGACTTGATGCACTGCGCGGCAAGAAAACCTGCAACCTGATCGTCAATCGGTGCCTTCAGCAGGTGGTCGGCCGTCACGTTCAGAACGCTCATGGCTTCGATGATCTTTTCGAGGCGGACTTCCATCACATACCTCCTGCAAGGCGGCGCCTAACGATCTGCTCTTTCACCTGATCGAGCAGGCAATAGATCGTGTGCACGTCCGCATTGCTGCCGCGCGCCAGCGCCTCCATAAACGCTTCCTTCTGCGGCCCGGTCATTTCGACGCACTCTTCGAGCAGATCGTCAAAGCTGACTTCGCGCTCGATACGCTCGCGGCGGTCGTAGGCGATCAGCGCCGAGCGGTCGAGCGCATCAAGCTCGCGGTCGAACATCCAGTCGCCGTACTTCATGGTCTTGTTGATGACAAGCGGAATCGCGCTCATGGCTCAGCCCCAGCAGATGTCGTCGTAGAAAATCGTCGTGAAGTAGCAGTGCACCAGGTGACCGTTGCGGCACCGGTAGTCAGAGCTGTGCAGAACGCCGTGGCGCAGATTTACGTAGCTGTGGGTTTGCATTTCGGTCACCTCGTGTGTGGTGTTGCTGTGAGGTGAAGATTAGCAATCACTAAACCGTGAGTCAAGTAAAGACTAAACTTTTATTTGTAACAAGGCTAGCCCCGACGATGCGGGGCTAAATGACGATGAAGCGCGGAGGGTGAATCAGTGGCAGTGGGACGTGATGACGCGAACGGCCATCAGCAGGTGATGTGCAATTTCATTCAGCAAATCTTCGGTCTCTTCGCGGCTGGGAGGCAACTTAAGTTTGTGGTCGACGCTCTTGCGTGATCTGTAGGAGTCGAGGTCTATGACTTCGTCACTTTTTTCGGCGCTTGATTGCATGTGAGGGACCCTCTTGTAATGCAGCGCTGAGCTGCTGCTCGGCTAACCGGAATTCATCTATCCCGGATGAACCATTGTGAGGGACCGGTAAGGAGTTCGCAATCTGCAGGATTCCCGTGATCATCGGAAACATTTTTCGGGCCGGATCGCTAATGGCGTCCAGACGGGTGATCCACTGAATCAGGTTCAAAGCGTCAGCGGTAAGAGGCACTTTTTGGCTTGTATTCGATGAATCGAGACCGTCGTCAGAATCCAAAAAACCGGTGCCCATTCCATAGTCGGCCTCAAGCCGGCGTGCTAGTCGCTCACCAAATGAGCCCCCTGCCTTAATCTGTGAGAACAGGCTTTTGTCTTTTGCGGGAGCGGTATGCGTTTCGAGCCAACGCATCAGGTTGGCGCGGCGGATGTCTTGAATGTCCATGGCGCAAGTTTAGTTTCTTCTAAATTAGTATTCACTTGACCCACCGTTTAGCAAGTACTAAACTGCCTCTAAATCAACCTTCCCCAAGGTGAGGCACTGTGGATCTCAAGACATACATCAACAGCGAGCGCGGCACGGCCACGAAACTGGCCGCAGCTATCGGCGTATCGCTTTCCTACCTGTCGCAGATGAGTGACGGCACGTCGGCCGTCAGTCCAAAGCGTTGCGTCGCCATCGAAGAGGCCACGGAAGGATGCGTGACCCGCAAGGATCTCCGTCCTGACGATTGGTCCGACATCTGGCCCGAGCTTCGTTCGGAACAACCAGCCGCCGCCTGAATCCCCGCAGGCGGTTGCTGTGGAACCAATTATTAAGTTCCTCGCCGCACTGCACAACCATTGAAAATTAGGTACGCCTTATGGGCCTGAGAAAAGCCTACCAGTCGATGATCCGCGCCTTCAACGGTGGTGCGCCGGCAATGGCGGGAGCGCTCGGTATATCCGAAGCGTCGCTACAGAACCGGATCTACGAAGTGAAGGGCCAGGCGATTCAGACTGAAATGGCCCTCGCCATGCAGCGTCTGTCCGGTACGACGTTCTTTGCTGAAGCCATCGCCGAACAGTCGGGCGGCATGTTCGTGTCGCTGCCCGAAGTCGACGACAACTGCGACAACGAGGAACTGCTCGCAAAGTTCACGCAGATCCTTTCCGACCTCGGCGAACTGGCCAAGACCCATACCGCGGCCATCGCAGACGGCATCGTCAACGACCGCGAGAAGCACGACCTTGAACAGGTCGCGGCCGCCGCGCACCGGCACATTCAGGAACTGCTGACGCTGACCTTCCGCATCTACTGCCCCAAGGGCGCGGTGGAGAAGTGACATGAACTTCTACAAGCGTCACATCGGCGACTACCTGAAGGACACAGCGCACCTGTCGCTGCTTGAGCACGGCGTCTACACGCGACTGCTCGACGTCTACTACACGCGTGAAGCTGGTCTTCCTGAGGCTCAGGTCGCTCGACTGATTGGTGCACGTAGCAAGGACGAAGGTGCAGCACTCGCTGTCGTGCTTGATGAATTCTTTAGCCTGGTCGATGGAATCTGGATTCAGGACCGGTGCGAACGGGAGATCGAGGAAGCATCCGCACAAGCGAAAGCAAACCGGGAGAACGGGAAAAAAGGCGGGCGCCCTAAGAAATCTCAAAACCCAGAACAAACCCAAACTGAAACCGAAAAAGAACCCAACGAAAACCCATCTGGTTTTGTTTCGATAACCGAAAAAAACCTTAGCCAGACTCCAGACTCCAGACTCCAGACTAAACCCCTAGAGCAAGTCGTCATAGGTGGTTCACCTACGCGTGAGTTGACCGACGATTTCTCTCCGCGCAACGAAAGCGAATGGCTTCGCCATCTGCGAGCCAAACATGGATTTGAAGCTGATCCGACCGACGTCAACGATCGCAAGCGCTATTGGCAAGTCTTCGCCCGATGGATCAATGCCGGCATCAAGGCATCGCAAATCGATGCTGCTATTGCAAAAGCCCACGCGGATTCGAGCGAGCCGATATCAAACATCGTTGCGTATGCAGACCGCGTGCTTGTATCGATGACCGTTCCCCCCAAGGTCACGGCCGCTGATGCCAAGAGCGAATCCAGGCGACGCGCCTACGAAGTTCTCACCGGCAAGACCTCCGTTCAATCCGAAGTCCAACCCGCAGAGGTGATCAATGGGCACGTCAAGCTCCTCGGCTGACCTGTGGCCGCAAGACGCCGCGCCCCGTCATTGGGTCGCGACGCTATTCGAAAAAATGACCCGCATGTGGGGCAACACGTTCCTCGACAAGTGGCGCGATGTGGACCTCGAAGGCGTGATGCAGGAGTGGGGCATCGGCCTGCGCAAGCTCTCAAGCGCGGAACTGAAAGCCGGTGTTGGCGCGCTCATGACGCTCAAGTTCCCACCGTCTCTGCCCGAGTTCTACGGCCTGTGCAAGCAGATGCGCCTGCACGAAATGCCGCGCGCTGAAGCGCTGACGGACCAGACCAAGGCTGACGTGCACGTGGTCGGCGAGCAGATGGCGAAGATGCGGGCAATCATGGCGCCTCTCATGCAGCCGCGTGAGATCACGGCGGAATGGGCCTACAGGCTCTTGATGCGCGGCGAGGCGCCGTGCGGTAAGGCGCTGACCTCTGAAGCCGTCCGGTGCGCTTCTGACGCGATCACGTCGAGCGCTGGGCGCCGCGTGGTCGAAAACTGCACCGATCCCGAGCTTAAGGCCGAATACGAAACCATCCGTAGCGAGATCATCCGCGCCCATAAAGCGGCGTTCAAACCTTTGTGGGAGACGCCATGAACTGCAAACCTGGTGATCTGGCGATCATCGTTCGGGCAATCCTGCCTGAAAACATTGGGCGCATTGTAGAGATCGTTCGCTTGATCGGCGAAGCCCTCGATGGGCTTGGCCCGATATGGTTGGTGAGAGGTAGCCAGCCGCTTGCGCGTTCTGCCAATAAGGGCAGCGTTAGGCTTGATGATTCTCTGGAAAGGTCATTCATTGATGCATGGCTTCGCCCAATCAGCGGCGTTCCTGTCAACGACGAAGTAACGGACGACATCAGGGAGCCAGCATGACCACCACTACGCCCGCGCGCGAGGTTTCTGCACGCCCTAAGGAGCAAGCATGCTGATCTGCGGAATAGACCCCGGCCTCACTGGCGCCGTCGCTTTCATCGATCACAACGGCTTGCGCTGTGTATTCGACTTGCCGACGAAGCCGATTGCCGATGCTGGTCCTAAGGCACTCGTCAAACGCCAGTGCGACGGTCGTGCGCTCGCTGCGCTGATGCGCGCTCACCATGCAGCTGATGAGCCGGCGCTGGTCGTCATCGAGGATGTGCAGGCAATCGGCGGCAGTGCGATCCAGACCATGGGATCGATGATGCACACCAAGGGGCTCATAGAGGGCGTGCTGGCCGCCAAGGGATACGACGTGGTGTTCGTGCGTCCGCAGGCGTGGAAGCGGTTCTACGGGCTGTCTGCAGACAAGGCTCAGTGCCTGGCGATGGCGAAGCAGCTTTACCCATGCGATGACATTCGACTGGTGAAGCATCACAACCGCGCTGAAGCTGCGTTGATCGCGCGTTACGGCATGAGGCACTTCGTATGAAAGCCGAAATTAATGCGCGGGGCATTCTCTCCATCATCCCGGAGACGCCTCTTGAGGCCTTTGCCTTGCACGCGTGGGGGAAAGCCAACATAGGCATGTACATGATGCATCCCGGCGAGATTAAGACCTTCGAGGTCAGCAACTTGGTCCTCGAATTCAAGGGTGACGACCTTTTCCCAGGGTTCGTATGATGGCCTCAATCCTCCAGCTCGCCGGCATGCTCCCGCGCGACCCGCAGTTCCGCGAATGGGCCGCCTCGCACGCCGAGGTCGAGCCGCTCACGGTCGACGAAGCAGCGGAGTTCATCCGCGTCGTCTGCCAGATCACATCCCGCCGCGCGCTCGCGACCGACAAGGCCGCAGAGGCGCGGTTTCATCAGTTCTTGCGCCGGCCCTTCGTAGCCTGGCGGGAACAGCAGCAATCACACAGGAGAGCAGCATGAACGATCAAATGGATTTAGGCGAAGCACTGCGCGCAGCTAAAG